CTACTTTTTTACGGGTACCTCAGGGCTTGCTCCGATTTTCCAGTCCTCTCCCGGCTCAACGAGAATTGCCTCGCTCTCCCTAGTGCCCAGCTTACGAACCAGAATGAGCTTCTCTGATACATAGCCTGCAAGTAGCCAGTCGTTGCGCCCATCCTTCCCCGTAACCATGGGAAGAAAGCTCTCGGGAGAGCCTCTTAATTGATTTGTTAGAGATGATCCGCTATATGTGGGAGCAATGTATGTGCCAATTAAAACAGACACAACTACCCCAGTAACCTTTAGATTTGATAGTGTTTTATCTTTCCAAAGCCTCATTATCGACACTGATAGAATCAAGCCTGCGGCAGCATAAATTAACATACATATGTACATGGCGACTGCCACAGAAGGCTTCGCGCCGACCTCAGCTGATAAACTATATAACAAGGGCGCAATCAGAAGCGCGATAAAAACAAATATAGCTATCATAGGCTTTAATTTGTTACCAAGGAGAAGGTATAGTCCGCCGGATAGTGTGATGCCAAACACTCCTGAAGGTACAAATCCATACCGTAACAAGTCCTCGGCTTTAGCCATTTCAAGGGCCCAGGAGATACCGATCCCCTTATAGTAAGCTGACAAATAAAAATAGCCCGCAAGGTACGCAAAAACAGAGAGGCCTATTACGGCCCCTCCTAGTTTTGCTAGAGCTTCAAGAATGTCTGATGAGACTTGAGATGCTCCGCTAGAATTCATTTAGTCACCTTGCCTACAGGCGTACCTGCACTCCAAATACCTTGTAACGTTTAATAACCTCCCGGCCAGTATATACTTTTTGGACTGTCATGACGATCTTACCGTCAAGCCCCCTGTTCCGTTCGTCAAGAGACCTGCTGAGTAGGGCGCGCTCTTCGTTTGAAACGTCAGCGTCTAAATCAAACGAAATAGTATGCCCTAGCTCATCATCGTAAAACTTCCCAAACCCACTAAGAATATTGTATTTGGTTACGTTTCCAGTTACAAATTGATTTTCAACCACAACCTGTGCGGTTACATAGGACAAGGTGTTCTGATCAAGCTTTATAACTTCACCAACACGAGGCCTGTATATTGTTATCTCTGTGTTAGGTGCCCCCTTGATTGGACGGTGAAGCTCCTCCATGGCAGACTCGAGGGAGATCCCCATCTCGTCAACAAAAGGCTCGACACGATCGTCAAACTTGCGAACGTACCTTGTTTCTGGTTGATGTGCTCTGCCAATAGAGTTGGACCATGTCCATTGGAGGAAATCCCAGAAACATTTAGTGACAACTGAAGTTCCAATGAATGTCGCAACAGGATTGGCAAGTGCAACAGTAGCTAAAGCCTCAAAACTACCTTGACGCGGGGGGTGTAGAAAAATTTTTGCGTTATGAGCTGAAACAGCTCGGCGGCGAATCTCCCCATCATTGGCAAAGGCATGTGTAGTTATTGCTAGTGCCCGCGCCAAGCCTCTTATCGACTCGCTTGCGTCGTAGATATCTAGAAGTCCCTCGTCTGCATAGCCACCAGTATATGAAATTTTCAGCTCAATCTCTTTCATTCTTCGAATTCCTTTCGACTTGACCATTCACGTGGTCGGAAGCGTAACTTCGTGCATCCGATGATAGCCTTTTAGCACTACCTCTTCTTGAGATGCTAGTCTTTCCCTACTTTGGTCTACAGTCCCAAGGCTCGCAGTGGTAAAGCGGGCTAAAGGAAAGTGCTTCAGATAGGTGATCTTGAGACAGGTGAGCGTAGCGCATCGTCATTGACAACGAGGCGTGCCCCAGGATGTGCTGCAACGTCACGATGTGCCCGCCGTTCATGATGAAGTGACTGGCGAACGTGTGGCGCAGTACGTGGCTGGCCTGCCCCTTCGGCAGCTTGATCGAGGTCGACAGTAGCACCAGGCGGAACACGCCAAGGCAGTTCGTGAACGGCCCGTGGGTCTGCCAATGCCGGCGAATGTCGGCGGCCAATTGTTCCGAGATCGGCACCGAGCGCACACGCTTGGACTTAGTGTTGGCGAAGATCGCCGTATTACCTTTCAGACGTTCCGGCGTCAGCGCCTGAGCTTCACCCCATCGAGCACCTGTCGCGAGACAGATACGAGCGACCATCTTCGGATGAGGCGACGTGGTGCGCGCATCCAGGGCCGTAAGCAGTTCGGACACCTGATGCTTGGTCAAGTACGACAGCGGTCTTTCCTGAAGCTTGAGCGGCCGCATGCGCCCTACCGGATTCTCATAGTCAATGACGCCGAGTTGGCGCAATTCGTTGTACATGGACTTGAGGTAGCCAAGACGGTTGTTCGCGGTCTTGCCCGACATGCCATTGGCTATCTGTCGGCTACGCAACCGAGCCACTTTCGCAGGCTCCAGGGAGACAGCGACCGGGTCGCCCAAGTCCTTTGCCACCAACCGCAGAATCGCCACGCAACGATGCCCGTTGCTCAGGGTCTGGCCATGCAGTTCATACCAGAGTTCGACCAACTCCGAGAGACGCCGCCGGTCCTTCGGCTTGAGCGTCCAGCAGGGGTTTTCCGCACACTTCTGACGCGCAGTGGCCTCGAATTGCTGCGCCTCCATCTTGGTCTTGAACCGCTTGCGAAAGCGCTTGCCCTTGATCGGTTCTACATCGACGAACCAACGGCCATCGGGGAGCTTGGTGATCGACATTAGACGGCATACCCCCGCCGCAGATACCGATCACACATCAGCTTGTGTATATGCCTTTCCAGATCGCGACGAGTCCAACCCTTGTCGAGATAGTGGTCTTCGATAACGTGCCAGAACTCCAGTTTACGGGCGGACTCAATAGCCTTTTTTGCCGGGACACGCTCCCGCGCGATCAGGCTCACGAACTGGCCGAGAAACATCTCGCAGTTGCGCCCGCTGAAGCCCTTGGCGGTCTTGTAATAGCGCCGATACTCGGTGCGCTCGATCAGCGGATCGCACTCGACCTGGACGCGGGCGTCCTGGCTGATCAGGCTCCAGAACGGATCGTAGACCGCCGTCCGGCTCAGCAACTTGAAGCTTTCGCAGGCGTAGTTCCACAGCCCCTGTAGATGCGGGCAAAGGCCCTCGTAGGTGCGGCAGCCGATGACCTCTCCCGAGGCCATACGCGAGCCTTCGGAGAACTGCTGGACGATGGAGTGGTGATAGCGAAACTCGATCCGCCACACCGTTTCCAGGGGGTTATAGGCCGGGTCGCCATCGCCGAACGGATCCCCATTCAGGGTCGCCCACACGCTTTCCCAATAGTCGAGCTTGTCGGTGGCCCGAGCCTGGAGGGTCTTGTTATAGATCGACAGTTGCAGGCCGTTGGCCGAGCCGAACATGTACGTCTCGCCACGCCCGTAGACCGAGGCGTTGCCGTCGAACTCGATACGCTCGATCCCGCTGATTTGCCGTACTCGACGCGAGCGGCAATGCATGCGGTCCACCAGATCGCGAGGCGGTTTCCAGCCTTGCACGTCCAGGGCGATATGCACAGCGGCTTGGTTGGTTTCGCAGTGGCTCAGCACGGCAGCGGCCAAGTCATCCAGCACGCCCTGGAGGATGCGCGGATCGGCGCCATCGAGGGCGTGAGGCGATACCTCGATCTTGAGGTGCGAGCCGAGGGTATCGACCTTGATGTTGTGATTCTTGATCAGCAGGATCAGCCCCAATTCTGCGTTCTGCAGGCGGTACTGATAGCCGGAGTCACGACCGATGCGGCCCTTGGACCACTCGTAGCCGGCGAACTCGACCACATCCACCGAGAGGTCAAACAGCGCCATGACTTCCGGCCGGAGTTTGCCGTTGTACAACTGCCGCACCGTATCCACGCCGCACCGCAGAATGCGCACGCCTGACAGGTCGGTGAATTGAGCCGTGGTGTCGTCGAAGAACAACCGCCCTTTCGGGCTTTCCAAGACCTGACCGTCCGACTCGATACTGACGCGAATTTGATGGCTGATTTTCTTCATCTTTAACGATCCAAATTGGTACGAATTGAAACCGCAATAGGTGGCTTATCTGACGTGTTACAGGGGCGTCGGCCGCGCCTTCGGCCTATCGCTCATGCCTTGCGCTCCCGGCCGGCGGCGCGGCCCGCCCCTCATGGCGGCACTCCTACCGCCGCTAGCGCCGTCATCACCGACCACCAGTGATGCAGCGCCCAGCCCATCGCCACCGGAACGAGGAATTCCCAATCGATCATTTCTGCCTCCAGGGCCGCGAGGTGTATTCGGAATCGGGGACGATGGTCAGCGGCGACTGGCCCCTGGCCGGTGCGTCTGCGGAGGCGGCAACAGGCGCTGCCGGAGCGATGCTGGCCACCGCGCCGGCCTGCCTCCCGGCACAGGTGACGGTCTGTTTCCAGTCCTCATAGCGAAGCTCTACGACGCACTCGCCCTTGGGCGTTACCCGGTAGCCGGAGCCGATCAGTTGCCAACTGGTGAGTTCCAGGTGCCGGCCCGTGGGATCGTCCAGGGCGAACATGTAAATGTCGCCCCGCGACTTGCGGTAGGCATGGGCGAGGATGGAGATCCGCCGATCGGCGAAGGGATGGGCGTTCAGATCAACAGGCGCAGCAGCAGACCCATCAGGTACAAGCCCAGGAGGAAGAAAGCTATTCGCAGCAGGACGCGCTGGAGCAGCCACAGCAGCGGGCGCAGCAGGGGCTTGAGCAGGGTCGCCAGGAGCGTCGGCAGGTGTCGCAGCAGCCGGAGCGCCAATCGTGCGCAGAGGCCCCATATACCAGACAAAGCCAATAGTGCCGGCCAGCAATGCCAGTAGAAGAACCAGCTTAGGCGACCGGAAGAGGCTCTTGCCGGCCTTGGTGTCCTGGGTCTTGCCGGTGGCCGTGGACTGGTAGAGGGCGAAGGTCTGCTTTCGGATCCGCTTGTACTCGATGATGGTGCCATCGGCGGGCGGACGGTTGAGTTGGGCGTCATGCTGGGCCTCCTTGTAGCGGCCAGGGATGCCGATCACCGCGAGGTTGGAATGCTTGTAGGCCATCTCGCAGGTCATGCGGATATCGTCGCGGATGTAGGAGATGTTCGGCGTGGTGAGGACAATGTCCCAGTTGAAATGCCGGTGCCGGGTCCAGGCGTCGAGCCAGCCCATGGGGCGGTCGGCCGCGTGGGCCGCTTCCGGTCCACCGGGGTAGTCGAAACGCTCGAGGTCTTTTTCCCGCCAGGACTTGGGAAACAGCAGTTGGGTTTCGTCGAAGATCAGGAAGGCCCCGCGGGGCGCCCACTGAAACCACGTGCGCATCTTTTCGAGGTCTTCCAGCGACTCCAGATCGAGGTTGATGATTTCCGCCGTGTTGAGCAGGTCCGGAAAGACCTGATAGGCCCGCTCCAGGGTGAAGCCGCGCACGTTGGTGATGATCACCCGCCCGTCTTTCAGCGCGGGCACGGCGTCATCTTGGATCGCGCCGGAGGTCTTGTAGGAGCCATTGGGGCCGTGGTGGATCTTGATCGACACGGATCACCTCCCAATGAACGGCACGAAGCACATGCAGAAGCGCGTCGCCGCCGCGACCATGATGATGTTCAGCGCCTGCGGCACGCCGAAGAAGGCCAGCCCCGCCGCAATCGGCCCCGGCAGCGCGGCGTACATGCTGCGGATCATCTGCGGCACGCCGAGGCTGTCGATCAGTTCGCGGGCGGCGGTGTAGCTGACATCGATCAGCAGGATCAGGGTCTGGAGCGCGGCGTACATCGACGCCTTGGTGGCAACCACCAGTCCGTCGCGCACAAAGTCATAGATGCCTTGGGCGAAGAAATCCCAGATCCACTGGAAGAAGGCGATGATCTGATCGAGGAAACCGGAGAGCCATTCCATAGGGTCAGTCCTTCAGCAGAATGAGGGCGGCGATCAGCGCGGCCATCAGCAGCAGCGCCACGCGCAGGCTGGAGAGTTGGCCGGCGTAGTCGGAGATACAGAGGGAGTAGGACTTGCCCCAAATGGTCATAGGCTCGCAGGGCAGTTGCCCGCCGCCTTCCGCCAGGTTGAGGTCGAAGGCACCCTTCATCTGGTCGACGTTGGCTTTCACTTTGGTCTTGAGTTCTTTCTTGGCGTCCTCGACCTTCTTTTCCCAGGTGGCGATGGCGTCATCCCAGGTGCCGGGCGTGGGCTCCTTGAGTTCGCCGCCGGGGCCTTCGGGGCCGGTGGAGCAGTTCTCTTTCGCCGGGTCGCATGTACCGTTGCCATCGCCGCCCGTGCCGCTGCCGTCACCGTCGCCGCTACCATCGCCCCCGCCGTTGCCGTCCCCTCCCCCGCTGCCGTCGCCGCCATTGCCGGTGCCGCCGTCGTTGCCGCCGCCGTTGTTGTCTCCACCGCCATTGCCATCGCCGCCGCCGTCACCATCACCGCCCGGCGTGGTTGGGTCGGTTGGATCCGTGGGATCGGTCGGGGTCTTGACGCAGGTAGTCCCCGACCACGACCAGCCGGGCGGGCAGCCGGGATCGTTCGGGTCGGAAGGATCGGTGTTCGGAGTGTCGGGCGGGTTCAGCGAATCGCCGGTTTGGGAGAAGGTGTAGGAATCGGCACCGCAGCTTTGGCCGGTGCCCTTGAGGATGTAGTTGCAGAAGCCTGTCGTAGTGGAGCCTTTAACGAAATAGCAGCTAGCCGGGCTGGGATTGCCGCCGTACTCGCAGCTCTGATAACAGGCAGTCGGAGCGCCGCCGTCACCGACATAGTTACGACCACCCGAGGTGACTACCGGCGAGTCTGGGCCCTTGGCCGGGAACAGGTCGCCCACTTCGCAAGGCTTGTCACACGAGCCGGTCGCTTCGTTGTATTCGGTGCCCGCTGGACAAGAGTCGCCTTTGCGATTAGCAACGTTGCTGAAATTGGCCGCAACATACTCGACCCCTTTCGAGTTCAGAGCATAGGCAACGATCCCGCAACTCCAGTGACCCGAATCGATAACGACGTTCTTTTTGCCAAAGCGCGTGTATTTGCCGCTGTCCCTGTCTATGTAGAACTGGTTATTGGCGCTACAGGCCGCTACAGCGCTTTGATACTTCACCTTGCCGTCGGGATACGGCACCGTCCAGTAATAGTCCTCTGCCCAGGCCGAGGAAACTTGCACCCACAGCAGCGGCAGCAGAAAAAGAAACCTCATTCCCTTACCCTCAAAGAAAAGCCCCCTGCCGGAAACTCCGGAGGGGGCTTCCGCCTCGGTCTGTTCGGTTAGAAGAATTCGCCGGTCCGGTACCCGGTGATGAAGGCGCCGGCGAAGAACGCCCCCAACCACACCGACCAGAGCACCCGTTACGCCTTGCGCAACATGCTGTAGATCAGGCCGGCAACGGCCAGGATCACCAGGGCGCCGACGATGTAGCCGCCAATGGCCTTCATATCGCCCTGCCCATCGGTGATCGCCGATTCCACCGCGCTGGTGTCGATCACCCCGGCGAAGGCCGGCAGCGAAGTCGCGGCAGTGACGGAACCGGCGATGCACAGGTTGCGGAACGAGGCGACCGGGCTGAACTTGGCGATGCGTTGCTTCATTGCTTTCATGGTGTTTCCTCTCTACTTGGCTTTACGAAGAAGTGACGCGACCCAGCCAATCAAAAGCCCCGTCACGAACGATCCCAGGACGCCAGCGGCACCGATGCCGAAGGCTTCCGGGGAGAAACCACCGTTGACCAGGATGTCCACGTATCCAGCGGCCTCGGGCGGAATCAGATAGGCCTGTTGCCATGCGAGTTCGCGACACGCCATGAAGCCCTCGGGGGTCGAGGTCCACGCGGTACACACCTGCACAGCGACAACGCCTGACATAGCCATCAGTCCTCAAACAGTCAGGGAGGCCGCTAGGCCGTCGATCCAGCCCCAGGCGTAACCGGTGGCCAGACCTACCGCGAACAGCGAGAGATAGCGGAACATCGCGGCCTCCTACGGCTTACGCCTTGGCGTCCGGAGACTTGTCTTGTTTGTCCTGGCCCTGCGGCTGCTGGGCCGGGCGCGGAGCTTGGGCCTGTGCTTGCGGACGAGCCGGGGCTTGGGCGGTCGGCGCCATCGGCTTGCCGCCCACAGCCAGCAGATCCACAAGGACCTGGGTATTGGTGATCCGGCCGAAACGGTCTTGGGTGGGGCGGACCACGCTGGCGAACTTGCAGAGCACCGGCTGGCCTTCGAAGACGATGGCGTCCAGCAGGGTCGGCTCGATGTTGTATTCGCTGATCTCGAAGCCCTTGGCGTTGCCACGGGCGCCTTCCGGGATCGGGGCGATGGACTGGACCGAGGCGTAAATCTCCCCGGTCTTGGTCGAGGTGTAGGTGTCGGTCTTGGTGACCCACAGTTCGACGACGCCGCCTTGGGTTGCAAACATGTTCATCGGTGTTTCTCCTTCAATTCGCCTTTTTCGGCGTGAGTTGTCCCGCTGCTGCAAATTCGGCTGTTTCGCCTTCATTCAGCGGTGTTGGGTGAAAGTGATTTGTCGGGCGATCCCTTCGGGCCGGGCTCTATTCGCTAGCGAACCAAGCCAACCACAGGTGTTCGTCTCGGCCCATCCGGGTAACGATCCCTATCGCAACGTCGTCTCCGACGGCCAATGGGAACGCTTCCCCTTGGAACCCGCAGAGCAACACCAAGGGCTCTGCCCTTGTCATCCCGCTCTTGCCGCCGAGGGCTCGGGAGCGCGGGGCGGAGGAGCTGCCCCACACTCCCCAGCGGAGGCTGTTTCAGGGGGGAGGCGTTCAAGGGTGCGCTCCGCCCGTGCTTCCGTTCGCCGGAACGGTGAAGCTGTTCCGACGAGCCGGGAGCGCGGCCCTTGACCGGATCGGCCACGGTGCGGGCGGCCTGGATCAGGCAGAGCAGGAGCAGCGCTTTCAGGGTCTTAGCGAGCATGGGTCAGCCCTCCAATTGGAATGCTTCGCGCACGGGCACAAAGGGCGTGGGTTTCCCGCTGTCGTACACAACGTGCCAGTACTTCGGCGGACGCCGGGACGGGTCGTGTTTCGCGCAGAAGGAACGGGGACGGCAGAGCCAGCGGCCACCTTCCAGATAGGGCAGCCCAGGGGGCCGGCAGTCCGGACACGGCGACGGGCTGTGCAATGGGATGGCCTGCCTTGCGGACCAGCACACAGAGCAGCCGCAGTCCGGGGCGTGGGTTTGGCGTAGGTAGTGCGGCGAGGACACGGCCACCCTCCTTCATTTTTTGAGAATTCCTCATGCCGTCCATTCCTGTTCCAACAACCAGCTCCGGAGCAGCGCGCTATTCACCATGCGCAGCTTTCCGAGCTTCACGGACGGCAGCACACCCCGGTAAACCCAAGCGCGGGCGGTGCCATAGCTAATGCCGTTGCGCTCCGCCCACCGCTCGATGGATTCCACATCCTGTTGCGGCCCGATCAGGGCGCCGGGGTTCAGCTCTTCCAAATCCATGTCGTACTCCAAGCTCAAAAGGGATCACGGTGGTCCCCTTTTGAGCAATGGGACCACGGTGGTCCCATTGCTGTCAAGACCACCGTGGTCCATGATCACGTCATGAGCAGAGAAGACCCACAATTCAAATTGCGTATGCCCCAAGAGCTACGCCAGCAAGCTGAACAGGCAGCAAAAGCGGCTGGCCGTTCTCTCAATGCAGAATTAGTGACACGAATTGAGTCGAGCTTCCTAAACTCGTCAACTCAAGAAGTTCTAATTCCTGCAAAACGAGCCAAGGAACTTGCTCTTATGGCAAGAGAGGCAATACCAAATGAAATTCGTAAGCGCGCAATTAGCGCAATACAAAGAGCTGTCAGCCTTGGCCACACAGAGGCTTATGCGAACCTGTCAGATTTGTCTCTTGAGGTCGGAATATCAGACGAAGACCTTGACAACCTTATTCAGCCCATAATCATAGAGCTAAACAACGCAGGCTACAAAGCCAACTTAGACGACATCACAACTCTTGCCATTGAGTTTTAAACAACGCCAAATATATAAGACACTAAAAACCAACCAAACACACCATATGAAATCACCCCCAACATAGACTAAGAAGCATTCTCCGAGTCAGGGACAGGTCTCAGTCAATGGAAATCGTTTATTTAGATCAAAACAAATGGATTGAATTAGCACGCGCTCACACGGGAAAAACCTGTCCAGACTCAACAAAAGAACTATATATCCAATTAACCAAAGCCGTCGAATCGAGAAAGGTACTATTCCCTCTATCAGTGTCGCACATAATAGAAACTTCAAAACGTAACGACGCTATCAGCAGAGCAGAGCTAGTAGAAACTCAAGCAGTTTTTAGCCGAGGCTACTGTTACAGAAGCCGCAAGAGTCGCTTGACAGTTGAAATCGGCCAAGCACTACAAAGAATTTTCAATTTAACTCCCTCTACGCTCCCCTTACATTGGGCCATTGCCCCCTGTTTCCTAGAGGCATTTGAGCCCATGGATTCCCTTATCGCCTCAACGCCGGAGAGGCAGAGAATAGAAAGGCTTCTAAAGCACTTCACTCCAGCCGAAACATATATAGAGTTTATGAAACAGCAAGACGATAGTGTACGACGTCTTGTTCACAACAAAATAACAAACGAACTCTCATCTCTAATAGATCGAATTGAAAACCGGCGTACAAAACTAAGCGGCGAAAAATTTGAAACTCGTCGACGCATACACTTAGCACAGCTTTTTTTAGAGCACCAAGAAAAATTCATAAGAACTCTTATAAGCCTCAGCATCCCTATAGAAGAGTATGAGAAACTTGGAGAAAAACTAAAACCTCTAATTGAGGACGTGCCAACTTTAAACATCGAAGCAGAATTAGCTGCCCGCTTGGAGGCGGAACCAGGACCTCTATCAACGAATGACTTCTTTGATATGCAGTCCTTCTATACAGCAATGCCCTACTGCTCTTGGATAATTGCTGAAAAGGCCTCCATATCACGAGCAAAACAAGCAAAATTCCACTCAAAGTACAATGTAAAACTTTCCCACTCAATTTTAGATTTGATAAACAGATATCAAGATTAATATATTTATCACCCGCAACCCTACCCATATCTCGCGTCGAAAAATTGTCGAACAGATTGAGATAAATTCGAACGTTTCAAGACAGTTCAGCAGAGTAAAGCCCCAGAAGGCGACACACTGAAACGGATTAGCACACGCCCAAAAGGGTTCGATTCCCTTCGCCCGCTCCAGATCCCAATGCAAAAGCCCCTGACACCAACCAGTGCCAGGGGCTTTCTGTTTTCAGGCTTTACCGCGTAAAGCCCGGGAAAGATCGGAAGCGCCCCCATGGATTTCGGCGGAGACGCAGCCGGAAGGTTCCTCTCCTTTACATCATCAGCGAGTAGGCCCGCTCCAACTGGTCCAGATCGATATCCAGGGGCAGCGGCAGGGGCGCTTCGCCGATGCGCTGCTCGCTGGCGAACTTTCCCTCGGCCAACACACGTGCCGGGTCGTTGAGGGCGAGGAAGTCGCCCCCGTCGTATTCCCAGAAATTCAGCGGGGAGCGGCCGGAATAGGTTTCGTTCCAGCAGGCGACGTACGAACGTTCGCCCAGGACTTTCGGACGGCAGGAAACGTAGGGTTCCAGATAGACCTCATGGGTGAGGTACAGGAAGGTGAGGTCATCCACGCGATAGACCGGCGCTTCGCTGACCTCCTGAGGCTCCTCGTCCAGTTGCGCTTCGGGGTTCGCTCCCGGATCGACCGCTGCGACAGCGGAAAACCCATCCGCCCCCCCTGGCTCTCCCAT